CATACGTGTCCTGCAATAATGAATACTGCACCGGTCCATTGTAAGATATCGTTTAATTTCATTTTACTCCGAATGTGTTAAGTGCTGGTTGCAATGTGTTAATCAATTCTGTCTCACGTGCGTGTGCGGGACGCTTGCCACGCACAACCTCGATGACTCCAAATACAAAACGGTCAGCACCACGTTCACGTAATGCACGTGACAAACCCCAATCTTTGTTTTCTGCTAAGGCGCGTTGCATATGTTTTTGCATACGGCGAACTAATGTCTTGCGAACATTTCCTGCATAGCAAACAGCGGTCAAACCAATGTAGTACTCAAGTGTTACTTTATCTTGTATAAAGTATATCACTTGATTGCGGTCTGTTCTACGTTTACGGGTAATTTTCGAATTCATAGATGTATTATATACCCGAATCCATTTATTGTCAACCTTTTGAGACTGCTAGTTCTAAGGCCATTTGTAATACTTTTGTTTCTCTACGTTGTACATCCACTTCCCAAGGTAAATTTCTGTATTCTTCATATGACATTTCCTCAGGTAATACTTTAGTATACGGAATTCCATACCAATAATAGTGTCCATTTTTCTTAATTTCTAACATTTTTGTGTGTTTTTGACTTACATGAATTAGTTCATGTGTGAGTATCATGGGTATAGAATTGTAATTTAAGTCAAAGTTAAGTGCAATACGATTAACATAATACTTGTCTATTCCACCGTATACGTTTTTACCTAATGGATATATGCACACCTCTATAGTATCTGGCAATGATATAATTTCAGATACGGCTTTGGTTAGTCGTGAAATTATATCTTCACGCCTAGCACAAGGTTTGTTATTTTTATAATAGAATTGTATGTCCACTAATTATTTAGTAGAATCAGGAACTTTGAGGTATTCGTAGTTAGTACTGTCTACATTCTCACGGAATACGATAGCACCATTGCGTAAATGGAATCTTCTAGCAACATCTGTTTTAGGACTTAGTGTTACAAAACGGGTAACGCTCGGATGTGATTTTTGAATTTCACGTACTGCTTGGATAAGAAGTTCTCTACCTTTACCTGCTTTGTAACTCCATATTGTATAGAATACTGCGGTAGTAGGAACCACTGCGGTTGTGTTTAAATCATTTACATCTTCTGGAATAAAGTCGTGGAAACTAACACATACCATTGCAGTTGGTTGTTCTTCTTCAACCAACGCTGCTACCATTCTCCCGTTACTTACTCTAAAATCTTTTGAGATTTCAGGACGAACCGGATCGTCTTTGATAAAGTCTAATAAGGCGTTTCCGATTTCTTTTATAAATGTTAGCATAATGCTATTTATGCCACAATTATAATATGAGTATTTTATGCGTTGTAAATCTTATCCAAATAATTTTTAACTATCTTCTCACGTTCTTGTTTTGACTTTGCCCCTAAAACTGTGATATTGTATAGTTGATTATTTGCTTGTACTAATATTGTAATGCAAAAGCCGGCTGCCCTAGTGAATCCGGTTTTAATTGTAATGATACCGTCTTTACCAAAATACTGACTTGTTGGTCTACCACTGATGTTGGTAGTTTTCTTACCCTTTTTATTCTTAGTGGGTAATGCCACCGATTTGGTTGACTTTGCGGCTTCTTGCACTAAATTATACTGACTGACCGCCTGCGTAAGTTTAATTATATCGTCAATACTTGAATAGTTCATTGGACTTAATCCAGTAGGCTCAACGAAACCACTATGTATCATACCCAAACGTCTAGTATGTTCGTTCATTTGATAAACAAAATAGGGTTGCCCACCGGGGAAATTTTGTGATAGTGTTACTGCCGCTTTGTTATCACTAGATATCAATGCTAAATTGATTAGTTCTAATCTAGTTAATGTCATTCCTTTACTCAATCGTGTAGTAGGTGTTCTTGTATTATCTACTACTAATCTTTCGTTAAGGTCTTGTTCCTGTTTTAGTATAGTATAGACAGTCATCAATTTACTAATACTAGCGATAGATACTTCACTATCATCTAATGATCCTGAAATAACCTGATTATTTGTTATATTATATACCACTGAGTTCGTATACGCAAATGCACTCAATGGCAAGAATAATAAGGTTATTAAAAACTTAGTCATCATATATTTATTATATATCAATAATGACTAGTTAGCAATACGATAAGGTTGAATAGCCAAAAAAATAGGGACCATAGTCCCCATTAAGTTTTACATAGTAGGCCCATTGCCACTCTTAAATCCAATCTCACCACCTTCTTCTGTAATGCGTTTAATAACATCTTCAAAGAGTATGGGTGCAAAGTCTGTTTGCTCTACACAAACGCAATGGTATCTAACATCTACTATAGGAGTAGAACCTTTATGCTTGCTTGTCATTACACGATTGGCATGTAAGTGACCATGAATGTTAACACCAAATCTACCTAAACTTTCTTCATGTATAGGTATATGACTTAATATCATTCCATTCATTACATGGTACGCACGTAATTCACGAAAGTGTTCACGGTAGTCATCATCTTTAAAGATATCGTGGTTACCACGAATTAACACTTTGTCGCCGTTTAAGCGGTGCATTATTTTTAATGCTTTGCGGTTGATAACTACATCACCTAAATGATATACTTTATCAGTTGGCTTCACACGTTCGTTCCAACGCTTTACCATTTCTTCATCCATCTCATCTGGATCAGTCCATGGGCGCAATTTAGTTACACCGTCATTACGTGTGAACTTACATACCCCTAAGTGACCAAAGTGGGTATCACTAACTAAAAATACACTTGGCATAATTAACTCCTTTCTTTTTTCACTCGACCAATACGACTTTCTTTATTCCATGTATATGCGATTCCGTCAGGTGTCTTGCCATGTTCGACACTATCAACACCAAACTTACCTGCAATCTCTAAGCCATCACTACCCTTAATGACAACAAACATGTCTAATGTTTTGGCATAGTCCATTGCCATATCAAGTGATGCAAACTCTTTTTCAAATTCATTATGTTCTACAATATATGTCATGCCGTTACCCATTCTACTTCCTCTTTATATTCTACCCACTCTTTACCATCATACTCAGCAATACGAAACTCTTTGCCTTCAGGTATCCATTCAACTTCTAAATCATCTAATCCACCTTTGAATATGTCTGGATACTTCAATTCAACAAAGACTCTTAGTTCTTCTTTTTTATTTTCTAATACAAGTTTAACCATTGCAGGATCAAACAAAATCTCAGGATAGGATGTATTCCAACTGTACCAACCAGCACCGTAATCAGGACTGAATAGCACCGCAACATTACCATCTTGTATTAATTTACGCAACATTTTCATAGGACCACCCTAAGTAATTCATCATTTTACGTTTAACTAACAAGTTGGGACTGCGAAAAGCCTCAGTATCATCAAATCCCATCATCACACCAACTTCACAAACTGCACCACTACGACATATACCAGCAACACAATGTATAATCACATTACTACGATTAAGCAATGCTTGCTTTAGTAGTATAACCAAACTTTTTGCTTGATAGTCATTGATTTTCATATCTGGTTCAATACACTTATCATTTTCTTCTAAGTCCATGAATTCAAATTGATGGACAGTATTGAACTTATATTTTGGTTCTGGGAACTCCATACCAGTATCAACAATCTGAATCAACATATTGTTAGGACCTGGATCAATATGAAACCCTTTTTTAATGTCACTTAGCGATACGTTTTGAATCCATGGCATATTATTCTCCTTCATTGTGAGTATTATATAGTATTTGGGGATTATTGTCAAGCGCAAAATAAAACACCCTAGATGCGTTAAAAAGTATTAAAGAACGGTGGAGTATGTAAACTCAAGTATGCAATGTTTTGCTAGGGTGTTTTTATAAGTATTCTAATATCTTTTTCACAAACAGAGCCTGTCTTATCGGCAGGGTGCAATATAGAACACTTATAAAAACATCTACTTATTTATGCTACTATAATTGTCAAGGTTAAAGGGACAAAAAAAATGGTCATATTAAATTAATACTATGACCTATATGCTTGGTGGAAGTGGTGAGATTCGAACTCACGGGACACGTTAGCATCCGCCGGTTTTCAAGACCGGTCTCGTAAACCACTTGAGTACACTTCCTGTATGGTGGAGGTGACAAGGATCGAACTTGCTACATCCTGCTTGCAAAGCAGGCGCTCTCCCAAATGAGCTACACCCCCAAATT